TCACCAAGCAGCAGCTTTTCATGATCGAGAGCATCGGCCGAGCAATGGACCCGGCGAGCGATTACGGTGACCAGTCGATTGCGGCATCTCGCGGCGAGGGAAAATCGATGATCGCACGCCGCTGCCTGCTGAAATACATGCTGCAAGGCTCTCTCGACGTGGCCATGTTGATCGGATCGACCGCAACCGACGCGGGAAACTCGCTCGAAACGCTTCGGGCCGAGATTGACGGGAACGACCGGTTGTTCGCGGACTATCCCGAGGTGGTCGCCCCGGTTCGATCAATCGCCGGATCGCCACAACGGGCATCGAGTTTACTGGTCAACGGCGTGAACGAGCACACGAACGAGCCGTACGAGAAAGTCTTGGCCCGTTTCAAGTGGTCCGGCGACGTTTTGACGTTTCCGACCGTGCCGGGCTCGCGTTCCTACGATGCTTGCCTGTCGACGGCCGGGTTAGAGGGTGCGATCCGTGGCTACAATTATCGTGGCCGTCGTCCGAAGCTCGTAATTATCGACGATCCAGACACAGAGGACACATCGGAAAGCGAATCGGCGGCAATCAAGCTCGAAAAGCGGATCGACGGTGCCCTTGGCGGTCTCGGCACACAGACGCAACGTGTTCGCCGAATCATGCTGACTTCGATTCAGTCGAAAACGAGCGTTTCCGCCAAGTTTACCGACCCGAAATTGAAGCCAAGCTGGCACGGAGTGCGTTTCCGTTTTTTGATAACTAAGCCGACGAATGCCGAGATCTGGGAACGTTACATCCAAATCTATCAAGACGATTTTCGACTCGGGACGCGACATGCGGCCGATCTTTACGCCGAAAACCGCGAGGCGATGGATTTGGGTGCCGAGGTCAGCAACCCGAACCGAAAAGAGCCTCACGAATTGAGTGCATTACAGCACTACTACAACTTGATCGCCATCCTGGGTCCGGAGAGAGTCGCCGCCGAGTACGACAACGACCCGACGGACTCGCTGTCGATGGATTCGGATCAAATGCAATGGCAATCGATCTGCAAACGGCTTAACGGCCACCAGCGTGGCTTCGTTCCACGTGGTTACACGATCGTTACTGTCGGTTGCGACGTTGGCAAGTGGAAAATCGACTGGACGGCGAGAGCATGGCGACCAGACGGCAGATTCCCGATCACGATCGATTACGGCGAGGTCGAGACGCAAGGGGCCAAGCGAGGAAAAGACAACACTGAAGGACTCGACGAAGCGATTACCGGGGCACTTGTCGAACTGAAAGAGAACGTCATCGGCCACGGATGGGAATGCGAGGCGGGCGGTTTCGCGTTGCCCAAGCGGGCCTACGTCGACACGAGATACCGGGCGGAGGCCGTCGTTGAATGGTGCTTGGCGAATCCCGGCTGGCATCCGGTCGCGGGACATGGCCAAAGCAGCGGAACGGTCGGCGGCAAGTTCTCCGACGTGTTTCGACGCTCGAAAGATCGTCGTCCGTGCTGTGCTGGCGTGTTCGAGGTCCGACGATCGCACAACGGCCGGCAGTACTGGCACACAGCACTAGACGTTGACCTTTGGAAGCGATGGGAGCATGACCGCTGGTCGACGCCGATCGACCGCGACGGGAAAACAGAGCCGCGAGCGATGACATTGTGGGGCGTCGGCGATCGCGACGTTCAACGGCTTGTCGGCGACGAAATTGAACACCGCGAATACGCTCAAGAAATCTGCAACGAGTACGAATTCGGCGGAAAATGGCGGGCATTTGGGCCAAACCACAAGCTCGATTCGAGTGCCTACGCTGATGCCGCGGCGGCTCGCGAAGGTGTGCCGATGCAGGGCACAGCGGAAGTTGCACCACAATCGCAGCAGAAGCCAATGACGTTGGCCGAGATGTACGCAATCGCAACCGGGAGGCGATGATGATTATGGCGGCTCACGATCCACAGGTGCCAAAAACGCTTGAAGAAATGGCACAAGAGGCACTGGCCGAGATGAGCCAAGGGCAGGGAATACCGTGCCCCAAGTGTGGCTGTCGGCATCGGTGGGAAGTGTACGGCACAAAGGGACGAGGGGCTGGCAATCTTCGTTATCGCCGTTGTCGCAACTGCGGAGAGAAGTGCTTGACCATCGAACGGCTACTTGACAGAGAGGAATAGTTTTCTTGGTTCATTCCATATACGGAAAATCACAATTCAAACATCGTCGACTGTTTGCCATGCTTCTTACATGGCTGATATCGACGACATCAACGACGCGATCACGCAATCTGCGAAGGACGGGATTCAATCCTCGTCCGATGAGAACGGCAGTGTCGTCAGTACGCCGATCGATCAACAAATCAAAGCCGCCCAACACGTCGCCTCACAGGCGGCAACATCGCGAGAGGGATTTGGGCTCCGCTTTCAGAAAATGAAACCGCCGGGGTGTGGCTAATGATTGCCGCTACATCCCAAATCCTTAAGTCGGACGGCACGCCATTTGAGCGGAAGCCGCGATTCTCCGCGGTCGACCTCATCGACTTTCGAGCCAAGGCCAAGCCACAGCGGGACATTAACGCCAGCTATGACGCGGCCCGTTCGTCTGATGAGATGGACAACTATTGGGCCAACTCTGACGCCTACGATGCCGACTCGGCCAATTCGGTTGGCGTTCGTCGTACGCTCATGCAGCGTTCGCGATACGAAGTCGGGAACAACGGTTTTGCCGATGGCATGGTTCAGACGCACGCGAATTACGTGGTCGGAACCGGGCCACGTTTGCGGATGCAAATCCCAGGCAATCGCGTGCTGAATCGTCAGATCGAAAAGGACTGGAATAAGTGGGCCACGGCCGTTCAGCTTCGTCGCAAGCTGTGGTGCATGTGTCACGCGAAGGTCCAAGACGGCGAATCGTTCGGCATGGTCCGCAATAATCCGGCGATGGGCCCGATCGGGCTCGACCTGGTGCTGATCGAAGCCGAGCAATGCCACACGCCATACCTGCCGTACGGCGTTGTCGGCTACATCGACGGCATCCGCTTTGATGAGTTCGGCAACCCGATCTTCTACGACATTTTGAAGTATCACCCCGGTGCTCAGTGGCAGTATTTGACGCCCAAGGCCGATTCGATCCCGGCCAAGTACATCCTGCACTGGTTCATGTTGCGTCGACCCGGCCAACATCGAGCGGTGCCTGAGTTCCGTTCCACGCTCAACACCGGTGCGAGTGCTCGCCGATTCCGTGAGTCAACGCTTGCCGCTGCCGATACCGCGGCCGAGTTTGCTGGCATCCTCAAGACGCAACAGACGCCCGACACCGGTGCGGCAGCAGTTGCACCGATGAGCACGCTGCCGACCCAAAAACGAATGATGGTGGCGATGCCGGCAGGGTACGACTTCACGCAAATGCGAGCCGAGCACCCGAACGCAACCTACAGCGAATTCAATCGCTCGCAGATCAACGAGATGGGGCGACCAAAGCACTTGTCGTACGGCATGGCCGCTTGTGATTCGGCCTCTTACAACTTCGCGTCGGGCAAGCTCGACCGACAGCCGTACTATCTCGGCTGCGAAGTCGAACGAACCGACGGCGAAATCATCGTGATGGAAAAGCTGTTTGCCCATTGGTGGCAACGGTACGTGCTCGTCAAGAATCTGCCGCTGAAAGCAAACGATCCCGAGTCGCATGTGTGGGACTGGCCCGCGTTGCCGGAAGGTGACGAAGAGTCGGTAGCCAATGCTCGCGACACCAATCTACGCAACGGTACGCTCTCGATGCGTCGCGCGTACGCCGATGACGGGCTCGATTACGACGATGAGGTCGAGCAAATGGCAGCGGACTACGGTTGCACGGTGCAGGAAATGAAAGCACTTTTGCGTCAAACCGTTTTCGGCAGCGGCAAAGCTCCGTCGACCAATCCACAACAACCACAGCCGCAAGTGGCGGGAGGCGTCAGTGGCTAAGAGCCGTCGACCAATCACCGTTGGCAAGTCGTTTTCGTTCTCGGCTCGCTCGATCGCAATCGAAGCAAGTGCGAGCGACGGAAAGCTGCCGACGTTCACGATCAACGCATACAACGGCGGCCCGTTGCGAGTCGATGGCTACGACTTGCCGATCGTCGTTGATATTTCCGGCGTTCGCATCGAGCGTGACGTTGTTGCGAATCTGCATCACGACCGCAAGCAAATCGTTGGGCATGTCGCTCCAGAAAACGTCAAGCTCGGCCAGTCGTCGATCGACATGGCGGGCGTCATTTCAGGAACCGGCCCGGCTGCGGAAGAGGCAGTATCGAACCATCGCAACGGATTCCACTGGCAAGCTTCGATTGAGGCGACACCGGAAGCCGGTGCAGTTGAGTACGTCGACGAAGGTGAAAAGGTCACGGTCAACGGCCAAGAATTCGCGGGGCCGTTGCTGGTCTCGCGTCGGTCAAAACTTCACGGTATCGCGTTCGTTGCCCGAGGGGCAGACGATACCACGTCCATTTCCATTGCCGCTTCTGCGGCGAAAACTGTAGGAGCAAGTGCAATGACTTTTGAGCAATGGTGTGCATCGCTTGGCATCGACATGACGAAGCTTGACGATGCCCAAAAGCAAACCCTGATGACGGCGTTCGACGCTCAGGCCAAGACGGTCGCGGCCACCGATTCGGCCAAAGACCCAAAGGAAGATAAGATCCCTGTCGCTGCTTCGATCTACGATCCTACCGAAATCATTGCGGCCTACAGCGAGCAACTTGTGGAGCTCGACGACCGAATTGACGCCCATCGCGAGTCGGTCGACCCGGCGAAGTTCTCGGAGGTCAAGAAATCGGTACTTAAGTCGGTTCGCGACATCAAGGCCAGTGCCATCAAGGGCAAGTGGGACGCGAGCAAGTTCAATCTCGAATTCGCCAAGGCTATCAACGCGGCTGAATTGACTTTGGTCAAGGCTGCTGCACCCGCTGGCGACAAAGGCCCGGCTATCCATGCCGGTGCGAAAGACCTCGACGACAAGTCAATGTGCAAGGTGATCGAGGCCGCGATGTGCCGTTCGCTCGGCCAACGGAACGTCGAGAAGCAGTTCGACGAAAAGACGCTCGACGCTGCCGACGCCTACCGCAACATGGGCATCCATCAAATGCTCATCATGGCGGCGGCTCGCAACGGCTATCGTAGTCGTCCCGGCGAAGGCATTCACCGTGGCAACATCGAAGACGTGTTGCGGTACGCCATGCCACCCAAGACGATTCAGGCCAGCGGCAACAGCTCGTTCAGCGTCAGCGGCATCTTGTCGAACGTCGCGAACAAGGAGATCCTGCAAGGCTACGGCGATGAGCCGACGAGCTGGCAGGAGATTGCCGCTGTGAAGTCGGTCAAGGACTTCAAGACGGTCACCTCGTACCGCATGAACGATAACATGGAGTACGAATCGCTGGCACCGGACGGCACGATTCGACACGGCAAGATCAGCGAGGAAAGCTACACTCGCTCGGTCGATACCTACGCCAAGATGTTCGCGTTGACTCGTCAACAGATCATCAACGACGACTTGGGTGCGTTCAACGACTTGAGTTCGCGTCTCGGTCGCGGTGCCGCTCGCAAGCTGAACAAGCTATTCTGGACGACGTTCCTGGCGGCGATCAGCGGCGGTGCGTTCTTCACGTCCGGTCGTGCGAACTACATCACCGGCAGCACGACGACGCTACTGAATGATGCCGTTGGTTTGGCTCTGGCCGTTAAGGCTTTCCGCCAACTCAAGACGCCTACCGTCGAAGGTTCGACCGGCACGTTGCTCAACAACAAGCCAGAAATCTTGCTCGTAAGCGAGAATCAAGAAGTCGCGGCCGAGCAACTGTACACGAGCACCAACTTCAATACTGGCGGCTCGTCGACGAAAGACCTCGTTGCGAACAACAACATATACAAGGGCAAGTATCGCCCGGTTGTTGTGCCGCAACTCGCCGACAGCGGTTACACGGGCTACTCGACGACCCATTGGGGCCTGTTCACGAGCCCGAGCGTGCTGCCGGTGACAACCGTCTCGTTCCTCAACGGCCAGCAATCGCCGACCGTCGACCAGACCGATGCGGACTTCAACACGTTGGGCATCCAAATGCGTGGCTACCACGACTTTGGCGTCGACATGGCCGAGTACTTGGCCGGCGTCTGGTCGAAGGGTGCCGCGTAGTAGTCGCTGAAATATCCACGGCGAGCGTGGGCGGCAGTTCCCCGGCTGTCGCTCACGCTTAGCCGATTACCTTCAAATCAAATCAAATCACAATCACGAGGTACTAAATCATGGCTCTTGAAGCCCGTTCTGTTGGTGGTTCGCCAGCGATGACGAACTATACGCCGTCGAGTGCCGTTTCTGCAGGTCAGGTTATTGTCAGCAACGGCCAATGCTTGATTGCTCACAGCGACATTGCAGCAGACAAAGGCGGTGCATTGTCGGCCCCGAACGGTTCGGCGTTCTACGAAGTCAGCAAGGGCACGACCGCCGCCGCGTTGACCTTCAATCAGATTGTTTATTGGGACGACACCAACAACGTAGCCAACACTGCCACGACTGGCACGATGCTCGGCCGATTCAACGACGGCACGTCGACCACAGCGGCCGGAACGATCGTCGTTCGCAACTCGGCAAACTAATCCAATGGCCAATCTAATGGAACGCGGAGCGGCATGGAAGGCGGCGAAGCAAGCCGCCCTCTGTGCTGCCACAGTGACCTACGCTCGTGGTTCGAGTTCGCACTCGATCAAAGGGCAACGGACGCTATCGCAGTTTCCATCCGATCAAGGCCCGGTGCAGTTGTTCGTCTCGATTCAGGCCTACACGATCGCGGCCGACGACTTTGAAGCGACCACATTGAACGAGCCGAAGCGAGGCGACAGGATCACGGACACGATCAACGGAACGGTTCACGTTTTCGAGGTCATGCCGCAAGCGAACGAGCGAGCGTTTACGACTGACGCTCATCGGACGGCGTTCAAGATACTTTGTAAACGGATCGCGTAGATGCCGACGACACCACAATCGCTGCATGTCGACTTGGCGAAAGCCGTCGAGCGAATTGTGTACATCGGCGACACGCCACCGAGTCGAGTTTTCAGAACGTACATCAATGAGCAACAGCTACACGATCTGACATTGCCATACGTGGCCGTTGTGATTGGTCAGCGTTCGATGCGAATGCACGACCGGCAAACGATGCTGCACAGGTGCGACATCGTCGTGCAAATCGTTGCCAAGCTTGCGGAGAACACATCGGAACGAGTTGACGAGTGGCTAGGGATCATGGAAGGAAACATCGAGCGTTTCCAGACGGTTCAGTTGCCCGGCATCAATGCCCAGGTGCTACACGAAACGATCATGATGCCAGCGGCCTACAACGAGCAACGATTGCGAGAGCTAGGCGTGTTCGATTCGATGATTCGAGCAACGTGGCAAGTGCAGACGAAGCGAGCGTGACATGGGACTCTCAATTTCTCTAGGACGATCACTCGGAGCACGATTCGGCGGCGTGCTGTTTCACCGGGCTACGCGGCGAGCGAAGGGAAAGTTAAAAGAAAAGATTGCAGTTGCCGGTGCATCGGCGGTTGCTGGTGAGACGGCCGAAAGCCTCGCGACGGAAGCCGGAAACCGAGCCGAACAAAGACTTGACGAGGACGGAAACGCAAAGGAGCGATGGTCACTGATCGGCCAATTCATTCCTGATTCATCTCTTGAGAGCATCGGAGAATTTTTCCTTCAATACAACTTTGCAATGGTCGCGGTTCGAGCGGTTCGCAGGGCCGAGGATATGGCTCTGTCAACCGCGGAGTCAGCAGCCGGAATGGTATCGAAGGAACAGGCCAAGAGGCTACGACTTCGGCGAATGAATAACGCCCGGCGATGGAATCGGGTTCAGAGGTACGGCAGAAGCAAGAAGCAATACAAGAAGCTCAAGGAGCAATCTGCCGCGGGAGTCGATATCGGACTGGCTATTGTTGAGAACGTCGCGACTGGCGGCCAGGGGATCGCCGGCCAAGCTGGAGCACGAGCGACACGATACGTGGCTCGACAGGGATTGCGGCGGATGGCCCGAAGAAACTCGCGACGTATTGCACGAAACGCCCTGCGAAACTCAGTCGGAAAATAACCATTAAGGCAGCGGCGAAAGTCGCCTAATCATACGAGGTAAAAGACATGGCATACGATCGCATTGTTGGTCACGATTGCGTCTTGCAGGTCGCCGTCCCGGCAACTAGCTCGATGAGCTTTATCACGGTTGGCGGTATCGATGCCGATGTGAGCGAGCCGAACGAAATGCCGGTTGTGACAGTGATCGCTCGCGGCGATGCTCTCGAAACGAGCTACCCGACGAAGGGCCGCAAGAAGAACCTTTCGTTCACGGTCAAGCCGACAAGCGATGGCTCTACCGGAATCGCAGCGGTTCGCACGGCGTTTCTCGCTGGCACGCAACTCGTCGCCAAGGTCATCAACGGCCCGGCTGAGGCTGGCTCGATCTATGACCAGTACACGGTAGTCGTAACGAAGTGCGACAAATCGCAACCGCGGGCCGATGTGATTACTTACTCGGTCGAGTTCGCGCACTCGAAGTATCCCGGCGTTTCCGATTCGTTTGACCAGACCTACGCATAACAACGGTGGAACTTGTACACGTTCAAAGACATCACCGGCGAAGAGTGGAAGGTTCGCGAGTTCACGGAAGGCGATCGTGCGGCGGTTCTAACCTCGTGCGGCGTTGACCTGATCGCGGAGAGTGAAGAGGGTATGCTTGAAGGTATCCCCGAACTTCTCAGCGGTACAACGTGGCGGCCGGTGCTCGAGTATCTCATCAACGATCAACTCAAAGAGCGTGCCGTCACGTTTGAAGAGTTGCGAATGAATCGATTCGGGGCGTCGACTATCCGCACGGCGAGAAAGGCGGTGTGGGACACGTTCCGCGATTTTTTCCAAGAGTCGATGAGCTTGCGAGCCGTAATGTGGGACAAGCTCGTGGAGGTTCAGGCGAGCCACCTTGTGAGCGTTGCGAAACAAACCGGCGAGATGATCGGCGAAACGCTTGCCAAGTCGCTTGCGGAAAGTACCGACGCTGCGATGCATGCCGCGAAAGACGGACTAGCGAAGTCGCTCGAATCATCTGGGGACAAGCCGGCGTTGTTGGCCTAGACGCTCGGTCGTTTTCGTGGCGTCAGATCAATATGATGTACGCAGGGAAGATCCAGCACGAGTGGAGTATGACGGCATCGCTGCGGATGGATATGCGATCCCTGAAGGGGGTCAAGACGCAATGGTGGCACGTTAATCCGCTGGAAGAACGACCGACACGAAACGCCTTTGAAGCCTTCCGCGAAGCGATGACCTAATGGCCGACAATGAACCACTCGTCGAAACAGTAGTCATCGACGGCGATGATGAGCCGTTGCGGAAGAAGCTAGAAGGTATGGCTTCGTGGATGCAGTCATGGGGTAAGAAGATCGGGGCCATCGGTGCCGGTATCGGTGCATTGGGCGGCTCTGCACAAGCGGCGTTGTCGAAAGCCGCAAACGACTTGGCCAACTACTCGGCCGGTCTCGACAAGCAAATCAGGCAGCATAACGTCTCGGCAGAAGCTCTCGGGGCCATGAAGCTCCAAGCCGATCAAACGGGCGGCTCGCTCGATGAGATGCTCAGGAATGGCACGCGGGCAACGGCTGAATTCCAAGTAGCTGCCGAAAAGCTTGGCGTCACGATGAGCGGCGAAAACGTCGCGGCCGGCGTGGCGTTGTCGCGTGCTCTTTCGCTCGTCAAAGAGCAGATGCGGTTCTTATGGATGAACATCGGAGCGGCCGTTGCTCCCGCCATGCGTCAAATGGCACAGATCACTAGCACGGTGATCGCTGCGGCCATTAAGTGGGTCAAAGAGAATCAACCGCTCATTCAGACGATCAGCAAGATTGCTTCGATCGCGGTCAGCGTTGGTGCGGCACTGACCGGCCTCGGCGGTGCGATGTGGGCGATCGGTGCGGCCGTCGGCTGGCTCGTTCCGGTCGTGACTACGCTTGGCGGTGCGTTCGTGACGTTCCTGGTTAGCCCGATGGGCATGATCGCGGCCGGCGTTGCTGCCGGTGTGGCGGCGTTGCTGTACTTTTCCGGTGCGGCTCGTGACATGGCGGGCGGATTCGCAATGAACGTCGGCGGGATGCTGACGCAAGCCAAGGCGATCCTTGGTCAGATCGTGCAATTCTTCGGTCAGACATTCGAGGGCGTCAAGCAAGCGTTAGCCGGTGGTGATTTGGCCTTGGCGTCTGAAATCGCATGGGCAGCGGTCAAGATGGTTTGGTTCAAGGGCTCATCATCGCTGGTGCAGATCGTGGCCGATGTGCTCGGCGGCGACTGGATCACGAAGGCGATCAACGGCGTTGGGGATGCGTGGACGATGCTGCAAAACGGCTTTGATACGACCATTGCATACATCGAAAACGCTTGGGATACGCTCTGGACCAATGCCCGCAACGTAGTCGAGCTTGCGGTTGCCGAGGCAATCAAGTTGATCGATGGCGTTCAAGGTGCGTTAAAGATACTCGCGATTGAGTTGAATCCATTCGAGGCCGAGAAGTCAGCACAGATCAGGGGCATCGCGAAAGAAGGGGCGTTGAAGGCAACACTAGCCGACAAGCGTGCGGCGAATGCAAACGCGAACCGGTCGGTTGAATTGTCCGATCGTGTTGCCGGTAGAAATGCCGACGTAAACGCGAATCGAGCAGGCAACGCGGCAAGCGGTGAAGCGTTGGCCGGTCGCGGCAATGATCTTGTCGCCGCTGGCCGCATGTCGGTCGAGCAATTCGGGGCCGGTCTACGCGATGGATTGCGGCAAGCTACCGACGATTGGCGTGCTGGCCTAGGCGATGCGGCGAAACTTCCCGGCGTCATGCCCGGTGGTGTTCCTGCTGCTGCGGAAGCTGCCACCGCGAGCAAGGTCAAGGATAGCGTCGTCGGCACGTTCTCAGCTGCAGCGGCTGGTCAGCTTGGCGGCGGCGTCGGAGCGACCGTGCAACAGCAACTTGTCACGCAACGTCAGCAACTCCAAACACAACGGCAGATGGTCACGCTGCTACAACGCAACGGGGGTCTCGTCGCAACATGACAGTCGCAGTTGATGAAACCACCGGAGGCGAGGTCGGCACTCGAGAGTTGAGTTTTGCGATCCAGTCAGGCAAAGCTACGATAACTCGTGCCTACCTAATCACCGGAACCGCTGACGACGAAGAGCAGACGGCACTTAGCGAACTTCTCGCAGGGGTGCCGAACGAGGTTGAGGCCGGGCTGTATTTTGGCTACTTCAAAGACTGCAAGCTCTCGTACGCTGGCAACAACACATGGAAAGCAACGGCCACATGGGAGGTACCAGAGTTCCGGCCCAACGACGGCGAAGATGCTGCCGACTCGATCGCGTTTTCAGTCGACACGACTGGGGCTACGGCACACGTCAACGAATCGCTCGAAGTCACCGACCACAAATGGGCCAGCGGCGTCACGAACATTGACCGCAAGAAAACCATCGGTGAGGACAACAGCGGCAACGTAGCCGGGTGCGAAAAGGTCGTGCCGAACGGTCGCTACAGCTTTACGAAGATTCTCAAGATGAGCGATTACTCGCCAGCAACGGCGATCACTCACCAGGATAAAACGGGCAAGGTCAATTCATCGACGACTACGATCTACGTCACGGCGACGCAAGGGTTCTCTTTCGCCGCTGGTTGCTTGTTGTTTCTAGGAATGCGAACCAACTACCAACCGACATCAAAGACGGTTGAGATTTACTACGAATTCCAATACTCACCAAACGCCACCGGGCTAACAGTCGGCAGCGTCACGGTCGACAAGAAGGGCCACGAGTATCTCGACATTCACTTCATCGAAAAGGAAGATGCCACGAGTGGCAAGACGATTAAAGACCTTTCCGATGTGATGGTTCATCGCGTCTACGAAACGACCGATCTAAATGGCCTCGTCGGCGTCTAAGGAGTTGAGATGGGTATCGACTTCTTCGGGCCGATTCAACCGGGCCAGCAATTCCCGACGAGTGCATCGCGAGCAAACGCGATCGCCGGTGCCGTCAACAAGCTGCGAAACCCGGCCGGGCCACCAACCGGCGGATCAAACAGCGGCGGGTTCAAGTGGCAAGGCGTGACGATCACGGTCATTAACTCTCGCACCGCTGCAATCAAGCAAGGGCAGGCGGTACTGATTAAAAGTGCCAAGATTGCGAATACCGACAAGTTTTGGCGAGAGACGCCATTTGAGACAATCGCGGCATCGACTGACACCACCGGCAACAGCGGCACGTGGGGCATCGCGGTCCAAGAAATCCCAGGAACAAATGACACGACGAAGTTTGCTGGTCAAGTTCTCATGTCGGGATTCGTGACGACCAAAGTCACCAAGATGCCGGGCAACGATCGACTCGTTGATCTCGGAGCGTTTCGCGGCAAGACCGGAGCCGATGCCGAGAAGTTGCATCAATCGGCCGCTGGCTGTGCGACGTTGATCGACTTTAGCGGCACGACGACCGGCACCGAGTACCCGGCCATCATCTACGTTCACGGTTACAGGGCCGTCTCGCCTGAATGCAAGGTCGAATTGTTGGCCGATCTAACTCGCAGCGGCAGCGGTAGCGGGCAACTGGCGAACGTGCTGCGACACAAGTACACCGTAGTATCTGGTGCATACCGGGCCGATGGCTACGATCCGTCGTTTGTTGCCTATGACGAAATCTACGTCTATGGCGATGAGATTCCGTCCGGCAAGAAAGCGGTGAGCGGAACGACCGGTTGGGCCAATGCCGATCCGTGGTCAGGCGACTGGATTCTAACCAAGGTCAACGGCTGCTTAGCGGACGTGTAACATGACGTTTCTAGACGCTCTCGATAACATGCTAAGTACGTGCGGCTGCACGATCATCAACGACTCGTTCGTAACTGACACGTCGGCCAACTACACTTTCACGGGTGGCACGCCGACCGTTGGCAGCGGATTGATGAGCGTTCCGAGTGGGTGCGAGGTCCGCTATTCAGCGTGCTACAACAAGCTTGCGTCGGTTCGCATTTCGATTGATGCCGACATAGGCAACACTGACACGCTCAGCGTATTTTTCTGGGGGCAAGATGCAGGAGCGTTTTCGGTTCGTGTTAAGTCAAACACCGGGCTATCTCCGACAGATTCAGGCTATCACGGATGCCTGGTGCAACTGTATCGAGGCGGATCTTTAGTCAGATCACGCAACCACAGCGGAACGCTCATGCCGCTGATTGTTGAAGCGTGGCTCAATTTGGCTGGCGATGATGCAATGGTTACTGTCAACAGTCAATGGACGTGGAATGTATCGCGACTTACAACCCCAGCACCGGCGAACGGAACGTACGGTTTTGCGTCTATCTCGGGTGCGTTCAATGTGCTTAGCTACCAAGTCGATTTAGTCTCGAACACTTGGGACGAAATCAACCCTAAAACCCTTGGCGAAGGATTGCAATGTCGCGAATGTGAGCCAAGTGCGACGATCAACGCTTGCGATCACCGGGCATCTTGCAACGGCGGCACGATGGACGAGGATTTTTACACGTCGTCTGGCTCGTATCCGCCGAACGTCGGCAGCGGCTGGCATGTTTCGTCAGACTCATCGACTACGAACGGAGTGACGTTCGTTTCCGATGATCCAAGCACGCTATGGGAAGTTGTCGACACGCTCACGGTCACATTCCACCGGCCAGCAACGGGCAACTGTGCAGGCGTCGGCGAGCCGATCAAGCGATGGGCTGCGACCGGCAAGGCGGTGCGATATGTTCGCGTTACCGACTGTGCATCGTCCGTTGTGGTCACGATCGATCTGCAAAAGAAACACGCCTACGGAAATTTGACGGCGAGACTCGTTCTCTATCCGGTGTGCGGATCGTCGAACACGTACACGGCCAGCGAGACATTCACCGGCACCAGTGGCGACATTCCATGCGACGGCAATCAATGCTTGGCGACAGAGACCGACACGGTTACGAACACTTTTAATAATGTTCCTGTCGGCATCTATCGCGTAGAGTGTGACGTGGCCCGGTTGACGTTTGGCGATGACCCGGGGGCAAGCAATAATTGCGTCGAGGAAGGCGATCCGATTGGAATCGCGGGCTATTCCGAGGTCCAGGTTGAGTTTAGTATTTCCGGCGTCGAAACGTACTTGATCGAGTGCCCATGACTCACGACTGGCAACCTATCGAGCGTGGTTTCCGTTGTACCGGCTGCGGTGCATGGTCGGCCAAGGGTAGATCGATTGGCGAATGCACCCCGACGACCGAGCCGATTGCGATCACGCAGGCACCAGCGGAACGACCGCGACAGCGAATCAACATCGGCGACTGCATCTACCGCGGCGAACCAACGGGCCGAAAAGTCGACTGCGGTTGCCCCAGCTTACGCGATCCGATCTACCGCTGTGAATTGCTGGGCGGTGAATGTTCGCAGCGTGGCGGTGATAGTCGATCGGAAACGAAAAACTGCCGACGGTGCGAATCTTTCGTGACGATTGTTGTCCAAGATTCATAGAGCGGTTACGATTATCGCCTTGGGGCTATTCGCAACAAGGAACCGCGTACCATGTCATTCGATCGAATCTTGGCAATCGTGCTACTGTCTATCGGCTGCTTGTCCGTTTTTATACCGTGGTCTGCGGTCGGGCCGTTCACGATCAGCGGTGCTCAAGTCGGCGGCGGTCTAGGCTTAGTGTCGATTCTGGCGTACGGTGCGACCATTGCCATGCTCGCCACCGGTAAGACTTCGTTCTGGTCGATGTGGGTGCCGCTGCCGGGTATCGCTTTGCCAATGTGGTACGTCTGGACGATAACGCACCAGATGGCCGAGTCGGCCGAACTGCTCGATGGAAACCCGTTCGCCGGATTGGCTCAAGTGCAGCTAGGCTACGGGGCAACTGTGTGCTCGACTGCGGGATGCGTAGCCATGTTCGTACTCTACGTCGGAATGTTCCTGCGAGCGAGAAAGACGGGAACGATTAGCTAAGGTCTAAAAATCTTCCCCACCGGCGTCGGCGGCGTTACGATCGTATCTTGTTCGGCGTTATTCGATCGACTATCATAGTGGCATGGACACACTAGCCGCTAGCCTTCGTCGCAATTTGTCGCAAATACTGGCAAAACGCGGGTTTTCACAGCGTGGACTTGCGGAAAAAATGGGAATTGCTCACCCGTATTTGTCTCGCGTGCTCGCGGGTCAATCAGTTCCGACGCTTACATTCGTCGAAAAAATTTCCGTAGCAATCGGGGTCGATCCGCTACAACTGCTGAAAAACGCGAGAAAAGCACGCAAAAACACGACCGAAAGAAAATTTGACAAATGTTCTTGACACCCGTTGCCGATAGGTTACCATTAGCACCATCGAAGCAAGTGACTTCGAGAGACGAACGAAACCAAGTTGGCCCGCAAGGCCAGGAGATGATGAGATGACTGCCGTAAGTACGATCAGAAACAAATTCCTTGGGTATAAGGCAACGCACATGGGCCGTCCGTGCTTCGTCGTAAACGAGGGAATAAGCAAGGATGGTTGCCGATTACTGAAAATCAAGATCGGCACATACTCAAGGTTCTATGGAGATCACGCACCTCGCCGAGATGTGAACTACTCGGCAGACGCCAAATGGGTGAAAGCGATCGATGTTTGCAAAAGCAGTTTCTAACCACTCTCCACGCTCTTAAGCACCTAACCACAACCCCAAGTTGACGCCGCAAGCGTCGGGAGATGATGAGATGGCAAAAGTCGTTTCAATCAAAGTCGGAAACCGATACCACTTCGCAACGGTTCGTGTCAACGGGACTCTTAGCAAAAGCGTTCGCACGTGGGACAGCGAGCGAGACGCAATTGCTGCCGGTCGTCGAGAATTTAAGGTGAGCAAATGAGCGACAGGCTATTTCAGGAAGCTCACTTGCTAGATAACGAAATGCTCGTTGTGCGAGACAGATTGAAGCCGATCGTTGATGGCGAAATAACTCGCGGCCATTGCCTTGCTGGCGAAACGGAAGCCTGCGGAGGATTTCCAGGTAAGCGAAAACTCAAACTGAAAGATGCACGCGAGATTGCACGACACGCGATCGCTTACATTGATAGAGCAGTTTCCAGATTCAGAGAAAACACGGCATAACACTCCACGCTCGCCCCGGTCGGCGTAAGCAACCGACACGAAACACGGGGCGAGCGTACTTTACCCACTGACGAGTCTCGGGCACGAGACGAAACGCCGCAAGGCGTCTGGGATGCACCAGCAACTCACGCGGATTGAACCCCGCGATAGAACATCAGCACTTCTCGGCCACTCTCGGCCGCTGGGTGCAGACACGCTACGGCAAGGACTCATGGAAGTTTAGCCGTCGGCACAGCGTCAAGGAATTTTAGGATGCTCACGCACTCATCGAGTCTATTTGCCATCGGCCTACCGTCGCCTGAAATCTGTCTCGTGCTCACGGTGGTCGTTTGCATGGTTGCGATCGCAGCAGGACTACTAATCCTAGCGACGTTTATTGGTCGCAGGAACTAACCACACAAAACGCGGCGATCGTTTCGCCGATTGTTCCGGCAGATTTACGTAGGAGTTGCTGCCGGTTTTTATACGCCGACGTACGGAGCGACGGCATAGGACGCGGCACCACACGGCCGCACGTTACGGATGACAGCCAGCGGAATCACGGTAGACGACGCTGGCAATTTTCACACTCACGGAAGGACTAAATCATGCACGATGCAGCACGACTACCAGAGCACTTGCCCGACTTCGATATCCAAGGCATCAGCGGCGGGATGCTCGTCCTATCGCGACGACGCGACGAGAAGATCGTGATTGACGAATCGATCGTCATTACGGTGATCGAACTTCGCGGCGATCGCGTTCGCTTCGGAATTCAAGCACGCGACTCGATCAACATTCGCCGGGCCGAGCTACTGCCACAGCCAACAACGGAGGGCGGCGATGGTAGCGATTAATAAAGGCTATCGGCGAATGTTGGCGGTGCTCGATTGCACGACGCCAGGGCTAACGAAGTCACATGGTCAAACGATGGATGCGGTGTGCTTAGCACACAAATGGTACATGCAGATCATCGGAAAACCAAAGAAACAAACCCGCAAACGAAAGGGAGGAAAGTAGCAATGTTCACCGCGTTCGATATCGAAACAGGTCCGCTACCCGCCGCTGTTTTGGCGAAGCTGATCGACCCATTCCCACCATTTCAGCCGCCAGGGCCGTTCGATCCGGCGACGGTCAAGTACGGCAACACGAAAGACGAAGCCAAGCGAACAGAGAAGCTTGGCGCGGCACGAGCCAAGCACGAAGAGGAATCGTCGAAGGCTGTCGAGAAGTACGAAGCGGACAAGGCCAAGTACGAGGCCGATGTGGTCGAGAAGGCCGCACTAGACGCCCGCTATGGTCGTGTGCTCGCGATCGGATTCGAGGCCGACGACGGTTTCTGGTGCGAGAGCGGCGGAGAAGAGAATGACGAGCGGTTAATTCTGACAAGCTTTTGGGCTATGTTCGAGACATGCCGTGGCACAAATCAAAAGCTCGTCGGTCACAACATATTCGGATTCGACCTTCCGTTCCTGGTTCAACGAAGCTGGATCAACGGCATCGCTCCGAGTGTCGGTTTGCTCGACAAAGGCAAGTGGTGGTCGGACGTGCTCGTCGACACCATGACCCGATGGCAGGCAGGCAACATGCGATCGCAATTTTGCTCGCTCGATTCGCTAGCCCGTGTGCTGCGATGCGGACAAAAGAACGGCGACGGCAAGTTCTTCCATCAACTCTGGGCCAATGACCGCTCGCAGGCTATCGAGTACTTGCGAAACGACCTGGCGATGACTTACCGCGTGGCTCAGAAATTGGGGGTGCGTTAATCATGGCACAGATCCACGAACTAATGCCGCTGGTCAAGTCGGACATTGGTCACATCGGCAAGAACGGCAAGCACCCGCAAGGCTATCGCTTCCGCAAGATCGAAGACGTGCTAGATGCCGTCGCTCCGATCTTCGACCGGCACAAGATCACGACGACGATGAACTGCTGCGACATCCACAGCACGACAACGAACGAGGACAAATACAACGCGAAAGGCGATAAGTGCGGAACGCGGGTTATCAATCGCGTTGTTTGCCGTGTGATTGTTTCGCTGTTTGCTCCCGATGGTTCGGCGTTGGAGTGTTCGAGCGTTGGCGAGGCGATCGACTACAACGACGGTCGGGCCGCGAACAAGGCCATGAGTGCGGGGTGGAAGTATGCCGTCGCGTTGGGGCTGTCGATCCCATTCGAGGGCATCGACGACAACGAAACCACAACGGAACCGGCACCAGCGACGACGACACCAGATAGCGAGGTCGATCCGCGAACCGATGCGTTGGAAGTGCCGCTAAATGATCCGTGCTTGCCCCACCAACGCGAGACGATCATCCGCTACTGGCAGTTGACCAATCGCACGGTCGAGCAGTTGAAAGAGTTCCTCAAGGGCCGCAACGTCGACAAGCTCGCAAGCCTCACGGTCGAGCAAGCGTCAAAGCTGATCGACGCATTGGCGAACAAGCTGCGAGCCGAGAGCATCCCGTTCTAGATCACGTTCATCATTCAGTAATTGGAGAAAACCATGCCATCGACAAATGCGAGAGAAACAAGTGGCAATAACCATATCGGCGGAAAGCGAATGACCGATGTCCGCAAGCATCACGTAATGATTACGTCATTCGACGAGTCGCGGTTGGAAAAGGGGGAGCTTGTCGCCGGGCTTACATCGCTCGATGGAATTCCTCCTGGCATAAAGAAAGGCCAGGAGTTTCAGATCAAGCTACGAGCGTAATTCATATCGCTTTAGTTCACGTTCAACATCCACACGTTTCATTTTATCACCACAGACAACGGAGTAACGATCATGCCGGTTTTAAGTGCGAAGGAAGTAAAAGACCCGAACGAGCTTGTCGGCAAGCGAAAGCCCGACGACGGCAAGTATCACGTTGCGATCACCTCGTGGGACGAGTCGCAAGAGAAACACGACGCGATTATCGTCGGGTTTACGGTGCTTGATGGCACGGTGCCGGGGATGAAGGGCCGTGAGTTTACGGAGTTTTTCAATTTCAAAACGAGCAAGGGCGAAGACGCGACGGATCGTATCGTGCGACTGTGCCTTGTGTCGGGACTGATCCAACCGGGCCAAGAGACCGACGAAGACTTCACGCAACGGGCCATCGGCAAGCAGCTCGTTGTCGAGGTCGAGAGCCGGGACTACACGAAAGACGGCGAGAAGAAGAAGGCGTTCGGCATCACCAACTTCGGCTACAGCACATGGGCCTTGACCGATCCGCTGGTAGTCGATGTGCCGAAGTCGTCAGCGGCGTTGAAAGCGAACAGCAATCCGCAACAGCAATCGAGCGGCGGAGACGGTGAGACGGGTGCCGCTGATCTCTGGAAGGACGTTTAGCAAATGGCCAGATTCAAAACAAAGCCGACATTCGTACGAGCTACGCAATGGTTCAAGTCGGGCGATCACGACAAAGTGATCAGGTGCTTGACGGATGGGTGCAACATCTTGCGTGACGTTGTAATGATTTGCGGCGTGAAGGTTAGCGTATTTCCAGGCGATTGGATTGTTGAAGATGAATCTGGCGAAATGCTAGGTCCATGCAGTCAGGAGATGTTTGATCGCCTTTACGAGCCTGCCGAATAGCACGCTCAGAGGACGGTAGCGGTACGGCGATGGTCCGGTAGCTTTTAACACAACAGCGGCACCGGCAGATACTTCGTTTCGGGTTCGATCCCCGGCGTCTTCACTATGCAAATCATCATCGAACTAAACCCGCTGGCATCGTGGCTGCAACCTAGTTGCCAGCTAATAGAGCCACAGCGACACCGGCACCGCTCAGCTAATGGCCGGTACACGAGCGGCTTCGCTTAGCTTTTGGCCAGTTGCAGCTGGCCCGAGTTCACTTGTTCATCAATCACTCACGTCGATCACGATCATGGCCCGCAAACTCGAAGAGATATCCGCCGTGTTTCGATCCGAGCGGAAACGCTGGGACTCGACGGTGTTGCTCGACTGCGACGAGATTGGCGGCGACGACATGTTCGCTCAGACGATCACGATAAAGACCACAGCGGACGAGGGCGAGTTGCAAGAGGGCTTGCCATATCGTTTCTTTGGAGGCTGGACGAGCCATCCGAAATATGGCCGACAGTTCATCGCAAAAACTTTCGTCAAGTGTCAACCGCACGGACAGGCGGGCATCATCCGGTATCTACTCGATGCACCCAACATCGGCCAAGCGTACGCGATTAAGTTGTGGAAGGCGTTCGCAGGCGATGCGGTGCGGATTCTTCGCGAGACTCCCGATGTTGCCGCTGCTGCGATCGGTGGTCAGTTTACCGAGGCAAAGGCAATCGAGGCGTCGGCGTGGCTCAAGACTCAGCAAGCGATGGAAGATTGCACGCTCGATTTGATGGACGTGTTGACTGGTCGCGGTTTCCCAAAAAACACCGGCAAGTCAGCGGTCAAGAAATGGGGCAATCGTGCGGCGGAAATCATCAAGCGAAACCCGTACGCATTGATGGCGTTTCGCGGTTGCGGGTTCAAACGCTGCGACGACTTGTATCTGGAATTGGGCAGCAATCCGAAAGCACGTAAGCGTCAGGCCTATGCCGCGTGGTACATCATCTCACGCGATCGCGAAGGACACACTTGGCACAGCGTCAACGCGATCGCTGAAGAGTTACGCAAATACATCGGCAGCGGTTGCGATCCAGTCGCGGCGGTGAAACTGGCCAAGCGTGCAAAACTATTGGCGGTGAAGCGTGACAGCGACGGCGGGCTATGGCTTGCCGATGTACGCAAGGCACGAAACGAAGCGACGATTGCCGATCGCGTTGGCTCGATGCTCACAACGGGACTGCCGATGTGGCCGTCGGTCGAATCGCTCGATGCCAGCGATCACCAGCGGGAACAACTCGCCAAGGCACTGACGGCACGTATCGCGATCTTCGGCGGATCGCCCGGCACCGGCAAGACGTTCACCGTCGCTCGCTTGATCGCTGCCGTTGGTGAGCGTGACGGCTGGGATAGTGTGGCGGTGTGTTGCCCGACAGGAAAGGCAGCGTCTCGTATCACCGAGGTTATGCAGGGCTACGGCGTTCGATGCAAGGCCACAACGATTCACTCGCTTCTTAAAGTCGCACAGGTTGAAGAGGGCGAGGGGTGGACGTTCGAGCATGGCGAGCATAACCCGCTTCCGTATCGCTACGTGTTCCTCGATGAAGGCTCGATGCCAGACGCGGATATCATGGCGGCGTTGCTGCGAGCGTTGCCCGGTGGTGCTCACTTGATGATCGTCGGCGACGTTAACCAACTTCCACCGGTCGGACATGGGGCACCGTTGCGAGACATGATTGCGGCCGGTGTGCCGATCGGCGAGCTAACTGAGATTCGACGCAATGCCGGTTCGATCGTGCGAGCTTGTGCCGAGATTCGCGGCGGCAATTCGTTCGAGGTTGATCCGATACTGAATCCCGAGACCGGCGAGAACTTGCGGCTACTCGAAACCACAACGGGCGAGGCGTCATTAAATCGAGTCGTGAAAGCCATCGGAAGCCTAGCGACACTCGGAGTTGATCCAGTCTGGGATGTGCAGGTCATCGTCGCCGTGAATGCGAAGAGCGAGCTATCACGCAAGGCGGTCAACGATCGACTTCAAGCTGAACTAAACCCCAACGGTGAATCACGCAAGGGCATCGCGTTTCGCGTTGGCGACAAGATCGTCTGTCTGAAAAACGGACTATGCCTAGCCGATGAAAACGACCCGCGATTCAATCACGAAGCGATCGACGGCAAGGTATTCATTGCGAACGGTG